GGGGTGCAAAATCTGCATCCCTAGGGGTGCAAAATCTGCAGGGGGAGGGTGCAAAATCTGCATCCCTAGGGGTGCAAAATTTGCACACAAAGTTAACCAACCAACTTAACCTACCAAATGAATCACTCCCCCCTACCCCCCACGCCGCCGTTGCGGTGACGGCCGCCACAGCGGGGGCCGCCGCTAGCGCGGCTGAGAATGACCCGCCGGAAAAACCTCATTTCGAGGACGTGGAGCTACCACTCAGTGAACTGCAACCGGCGGCCACACCCGAAAAGCGGCACGAACAGCCCGCTACGGCCCCGCAGAGCGATTTTCAAGCGTTCTGGGCACTGTTCCCCAAGCGCAGGGATAAACGGGCCGCAGAACGCGCCTGGCGGGCCGCGATCAAAAACGGGGCCACCCCCGCCGACATCATCGCCGGGGCCGAACGTTACGCCGCAGAGCGGAAAAACCAGGACGCCCGCTACACCAAGTACCCCGCGACATGGCTAAACGCCGGGGCATGGGAAGACGAACCAGACCCGCAGCCGCAGGCATCCGAGATGATGCAGGCACTAAAGGCCATGACCTCAACGCCCGGCTTCGGCGCGGCACCCGACCCGTTCATGCCGCCCGCTGGTGCGTCGCTACCCCCCGGGGGTGCCCGATGAACGCGGACGAGACACGGAAGATGCTAGAGGTCGCGGCGCAGCTTTTCCCGACGCTCAAGACGCCGACGGACGAGATGGCGGCCGCGTGGGCAATGGTGCTAGCTGATGTGCCCGCCGATTATGCGGGGGAGATTATCACCCGGTGCGCGAAAAGCAGCGATTTTCTGAGTCTTCGGCTGATTACGGAGACGTGGGAGGGCATGTTCGCGGAGGTGGATAGGGCGTTGCGTAGTGTGCCGCGTATGCGGCGGACTCATGCGGCGGCTGTTGCCTCGGGTGATCTTGAGCTTGCGGGCCGTATTGCGGGGGCGCATAACCGTGCTATTGCCCGTGTACCGGCGCCTGTGGCCGCGTCGCGGGGTTTTGAGCCGTTGGAGGCCCAATTACCCGCGCCGGTTGAGAAAAAGGCTGTGCGGGCCGCTGGTGGCCGCGTGGCGTCTATCGCTTCGACGTTGGGGGCTATGCCCGAGTAGCGCATATCACTGCCGCCCGGCTCGAACAATTAGCTATACACCCTGTATAGTTTTTATTGGCGGGGCAACCCACCAAAAACCAAGGAGAACACAATGAAAAAATCACTCAAAGCTCTACGCACAATCGCCATAGGATGGGCCATAGCCGCCGTCGCGGTAGCCATCATCTGGGCGGCAGCCACCGCATCATTCGGCGCCCTAGCCCTCCGCGCAAGCGACACCGGGCTACTCGCCTTCATCCTCGCCGCCGCCGTGCTTTTCCTCCCCATCACCTCAGCCGACTAGGAGAAACCTACATGAAAATCAACTACACGCTGGTAGCGCCCAATGCCAAGCCGCTCACGAAAGCGCACCCCGACGACGCCGGTTACGATTTGCGCGCACGCACCACACAGACAATCCAGCCCGGCGAGCGTACCCTGATCGGCACCGGTGTAGCCGTGAAATTCCCCGCCGGGACGGTAGGCATGGTGCACTCCCGCTCCGGCCTCGCCCTAAAAGGCATCGCCGTAGCAAACGCCCCCGGGGTAGTAGATGCGGGATTCACCGGCGAAATCGGCGTAATCCTAGAAAACCGCAGCAAAACACCGTATGTGGCGCATGAGGGCGACCGCATCGCGCAGCTAGTACCCCTAGAGCTGGCGCCCCTGGAATTGCAGGCCGTGCCCCGCGAAAAATTCGATACCGAGACGGCGCGCGGCGCAAACGGATTCGGATCAACAGGCAAATAAAAACACGCAAAAGAAATGCGCATCACACACGTGCCGCGCATTTCTGAAAGGAAAAAAACAGGATGGCAGATGTAACCATTCACGGGAATATCGGAAGCGAACCCGAATTGCGGTTCACCGGCGGCGGCGACCCCGTACTGAATTTCTCACTAGCTGAGAACCACAACCGGAAAAACCAGCAAACCGGGCAATGGGAAACCGTGGGCACCACCTGGCGCAAAGTCACCGTGTGGGCGCGCAACGGGCTAGACCCGCAACACCTGAGCGGCGTTCTCAAGAAAGGCACCCCCGTGATCGTGGCGGGGCCGGAGCAGAACCGTGAGTATACGACCAGGGACGGGGCGCGCGGCTACTCCCTAGAGGTCACGGCCCGGCTGCTAGGGGTAATCCCCTACGCGCCGAAGAACAACGCCCCGCAGGCGCCGCAGGGCGGGTACCAGCAGCAGCAGCAGCGGCCGCCGCAGCAGGGGCCGGTGAACCAGAAGCTGCCCGAGAACCCGGGCGGCGACCCGTGGGGGCAGCAGGCCGGGGGTAATTACGACTGGGGCGCATCAACATAGGGCGAACCGCCGTTCTAAAAACAAATCATAGTGTGTGCCCCGGTTCACTCCGGGGCACACGCGAAACAAAAGAAAGAAAGCAATGGCGCAAAAACCCGGGCTAGTATTCACAATCCCGCTAGGTGATAAAAAATTTCTCACCAGCAACGAAGTAAACCGGGCCGGGCACTGGGCGCGGGCAAAAAACACGCGGGAATGGCGAGACGAAACAGTAAAACAAATCCGTGAGGGAATCCCAAAATCACGCATAAACTATTTCGCCAAAATCGACATGATAATTCACAAACCCACGGCCCGCCGCTATGACCCGGGGAACCTATACCCGGTGGCAAAGGCCATCGTGGACGGCATCGTACTATCCGGGCTGCTAGAAGACGACGACTATACGCACGTCGATGGGCCGCACCTGCACCACGGCGAACCGGATAAAGACCGCCCCGGGGTGATGGTGATAATACGCCCGATCAGTAAGGACGATTCAACCGTGGACGTATCAAAACTACTATCTCTAAAAGATAATGCGGATAACGCCCTAATCGAATTAGAGAAATCAAAAGAAATACTGGATGAAGAAATATCGTATGCGCAAGAAAAATCGCAATGGGTATTCAGTGAACCGGTAACCGACGTAATAAATGAGGGCGTGGACGCCGCAAAAAATGCCCTCAAAAAAATAATCGAAACCGTGGAAGAAATCGACGCGGAAAACTACGCGCAAATCAAGGGGAAACAATGAAACCGGAAATATACAAATTCAACAGCGAACCCGTGCGGGTTTTCATGATCGACGGTGAGCCGTGGTTTGTGCTGCGGGACATTTGCGAGCTGCTAGACCTAACCACCCCCGCCCGGGTAGCCGAACGCCTCACCCAGAAGGGGGTGAGTAAAACTCACACCCCCACCCGAGGCGGCGCGCAGCCGGTGACGATCATCAACGAACCGAACCTTTACCGCGTAGTGTTGCGGTCTAACAGCCCGGCGGCCGAACCATTCGAAGCGTGGGTGACTGAGCAGGTACTCCCGGCCATCCGCAAGACCGGCGCTTACGGGGCGCCCGCCCTACCAGGCAACTACCTAGAGGCGCTAGAGGCGCTAGTCGCCTCAGAAAAAGAAAAGCTCGCGCTCACCGCAAAAGTAGAAGAGCAAGCGCCGAAGGTAGGAGCATACGACGGCTTCCTGGGTGCTGATGGCGATTACAGCGTGGGTGAGGCCGCTAAGCTTCTCTCCCGCGCCGGGGTACCCACCGGGCAGACGCGGCTCTTCGCCTACCTCGAAGAATGCGGGTGGGTTTTCCGGCGCGGCGGCCGCCGCCACCCCTACCAGCAGGCCATTGACCGGGGCCTACTAGCCACCCGGGCCACACACTACACCGACATCACCGGCGAGCGGGTGAACGGTGCCCCGCAGATACGGGTAACCGCGCAAGGGATCGAGAAGCTGCGCGCCATGATGCAGAAGCCGGTACTGACGCTAGCCGCATAGAAAGAAACAAGGGAGATAACAATGAGCAATTTCACTACACTGCTAGATGATTTAGAGAAAAACATCCGCACCATGCTAGACATGATCCCCGACACCGGGCACACCTTCGATGTGGGCAATTACCGGCCGTCCAAGGCTGCCCTGCAGCATGACTCAAAGTGCATCATCCTAGCTCTTGAAGCGGCATATGATAAAGCCTCTGAGGGGGTGGCAGCGAATGACTAGCCACAGCACACGGGTTGTGCCCATTGCGCAAGAGGGCTGGGTGTGGAAATGTAGCGTGTGCCATTGGGATGATGGGTGCCGCTACACGCTCCCGCTCTATGAGACGTGGGAGAAAGCGCGTGAGCACGGGCTGACGCATGAGTACACGCGCAACGCGGGGGGTGTGCGCCGATGATCGAGGTTGTCGCTAGTGGCCCTACCCGCGTAGTGGAATCCTACCTGAACCGGGAGGGGCTGACGCTCATATGCCCCCGCTGCCAGTCAGAGCAGTATCTTTGGCGGGTGAGTGAGGGGACGGCTCGGGCGGCTCTTGATTATCATTTGCGGGTGTGCACGCCGGTGTGGGAGCTACCCAGGGTTGGTGATGGAGTTCACTCCGTTTCGGCTTGCACGTAAACTATACGCCACGTATAGTATTAGTTGTAGGGCAAACAGCCCACCGAACCGGAACCACCGGGGGAAACAACAACAACTAAGGAGCCTTGAAATGGCACGCACCTATTCAACCCTCAGTGAAGCTATCTACCGCGAAATCGTAGAGCCAATCGAAGCAGGCGACGTACAAGACGCCTACACCGCATACAATATCGACGCAATCGCCGATAAGGTGCTCTGCGGCTATGAAGACGGGTACATGCTCAAAGTTGAAGAACCCGACTTCTGGCGCATCGTGGAAGAAAACGCGATCTAGCCACTAAATAAAAAGAACCCCCCGCCGGGGCGAAAAACCCACCCGGGAGACCAAAATAAAACAACCAAATTACAAAATCCTCAGCTCAAAGGCGGGCACTACGCCCCCATCCACGGCATCAGCCCGGACATGATCGTAACCCCCTGCCGTTCTGGCTCGGGTCGGCCCTCAAATATGTTTGGCGCGCACCCCGCAAGAACGGCGGCGAAGACTTCCTGAAAGCCGCCGACTGCCTATACCGGTACGCTAACCAGCTAGCCTACCAGCCGCCCATCAAATGCACCTACCCGGGTGTTATGATCGCGGCAGATAAGCTAAGCCAGAAAATATGTAACCTCGACTGCATCCACTCACGGGCCGTACACGCTGTATTACAAGTTGTCCTATGGGGTAGCAATAGGGACCCGTACCAGAAGATAGCCGCGGCTGCTGATACCAGCATAGAAGATGCATTCTCTTACGGTGCTGATTATGTACTTAACCTCTTCGAGCTAGTAGAAAAACTGGGTTACTGGGCGCAAGACATGGACAGTGAAGACCAAGTGACCGCCTGGGATGCGGAGGCTGGGAAATGAGGAAGCCTCAGAACAACGGCCTCTGCGTCGGCTGCGGGTGCCCTCACGGCCAATACCAGGCCGGGTGCCTCAACTGCAGCAAACGCAAAAGCGCCGCGAAATACTCCCGTGAAAGGTACATGCGGAAAAAGAAAGGTTTGCGTGCTAAGACCGGGCCTAAGCCTAAAAAGGCGGCCTTGACGGCCGAGCAGGCGGCCGAAGCCTACGGTTTGAACTATTTCATCGCGCGCCGCCGTGAGCGGCTAGGGCAGGCGGTGAACGCATGACACGGAACCTATTCACGCCGCAGCGGCGGAGCATCATCCCCTACCCCGGGGCGCTCACACCGCAACTCAGCATGTGGCCGAGAGTAGACGAGCACCTGCCGGACACGCTGCACATGCCGCAGTTTCACTACGCGACGCGGCGGGGCCTGGTCGTCTCGTGCCTGCACTGCGGGCGGCTGGTCGTGGTGCATGACAGGATGGGCCGGGAGCACCGGCTGAACTCAAACGAAATATGGGAAACCACCTCAACAAAGGGAGAAACAGAATGCTAGACCCGGACACGAACCCAGACGACTACCCGTGCCCCGATTTGATCCGCGAATACCTAGGGGCGCAATACATCCTAGATGAAGCGAAGAAATCCAAGCGCCAAGCGAAGCTAAATATAAAAATCAATAAGGCGGTGATACGCAGGGCGAAAAAAGATATAGAACGCGCAAAGAACTGGCTGCATGCCTATGAAAACGCGATAGTCATGGCCGGGCTAGACGAACCGGTAACCAAATAGCAAATAACAGTAGACCCCGGGGCGTAAACCCCAGGGTCTTCCCTATCACTCAGCAAGGGAAAACAGCTCATGAAAACACTCACTCAAGCAATACGCGCACTATGCGACGGCGCCCCCATCACCCTACCCGGCGGGGAGCGGATAACCGAAATGCCGCTGCTAGATCAGCTGGCAGACGCGAAAACAGCCCGCCGGTGGGGCGGCGCTGGCGGCGGCGGCGCATCATCACCTATCAACCTAGACGCAGCGCAGATAGAGCAGGACATCGACGCCGAGGTGAACCGGGTATGCTCACACCATATGCGGGCGGCCGATAGGAAAACCCGTGTGAAATACTGGGCGTCTAACACGCCCGGCCTGCACGCCCTAGCCGAGGCCCTGGAATGGTGCGACCGGATACGGGCACTAAGCCACATCAAAGTACCGCTAGAGGGTGTATGCCCGCACTGCGGGGCGGAGCAGGTGTTTAGGTACAACAGTGAGGGGGAGCGGGTGGTTACCCCCGCGCTCACTATCACACTGGACGGGCCGCGCCTCACCATCGCCTGCGGTGCCGACGGGTGCGGGCACACCGCGCACGGAATCACCGGGCTAGAGAATTTGAACAGCGAAACGAAAACTGCTATCATGTCCCTAGCAGGCACAACTGTACCCTAGGACGGGTACACCAGGCGCACACTAACCCGGGAGCACCCGGGCATTTTTTTATACTAAAACAGGCCCCGCACACAAACCGGGCGCGGGGCCGAACCACTTTCA